GGATACATCAGCTGTTGAAGCAATAAAATTGTTTGCGTTTTCCAGACGGAATTGTGAGGTAATGATTGCTGACATAGAAGAAATTAGTAGAGTTCGATCGAGGATCCGACGTTATTCCAGTTTATTGAATTATTTATATCATTTCCGATGACGTAATCTGAGTAATCGGAAATTGGTGTTTCATCAAAGAATTTAAGCTGTTTTGAATAATTTGATTTTAGTATGCCTCTTTGATTTGAATTTTGGGCTACAAGTTGAAGGATAAGAACAATATCCGTCCAATCCCATGTTGCTTTACCGCTGTGCATCGTACGATATGCGCCGGTAAAGTAATCATCAACGGTATGTGACGCATATGATTTTTGCCCCTCGATGCTATCCGCAGAGGTAATGGTACCGTCTAAATCTTCAATTGCAAGGGATTTTGTCGTATAGTTATAGGCTCTCACTTTGGCTCTTGCAACTCTGGTCTCACCGTCATAAAGGGTAACATATTCGCCTGGACGGTAGCGTTTTACATTGGAACCGCTTAGATCAAGGTAGTAGGTCTGAATCGGCGCATCCGATTGAATTCCAGAAGTAATGACCTTAGAAGTCCCCGAAGTCTGACCGATTAGAGTCTCACCTTCATAGAAGTCCTTAATGCCGAGAGAATTCGCACTTACATTACGGAGAACAGTATGCCCGTACTTACGTTTAACATATAGCGTTTCACCATTTACAATTTCAGTACCAATACGATCTTGATCGCCGACAGTGGTATAATACTTGATAGATTCAAACATCTGTACCTCGGCAGTAACACCGGAGGTCTGACCCACAACAATCTCGCCAGGGATAAAGAATGCATTATCCGAAAGAGTTTCCGCGGTAATAATGTAATTGATGTCTCTAATTACCTGTGAAAGGACCAGGAGAGGAATATCTTCAAGACCGATGAGGCCTGGTTGATATTTTGTCATCTTTGAAGCCAACCACTCTCTTAAAAGATTCGGATCGGTGACATCGGCATCGGTGGCATCGGCGAGTGGTAACATCTCGCCGGTTTCGGGATCCTTTAAACGGTTTTGTTTAATTACCTGATAAGTTTCGCCATCATTCAAGAGTTTTAGAAGGATCAGAACCTCTCCGAAGAAAATAAATCCGGCTGGGTGGACAAGACGATTAAATTCATTTCTCCATGCACTTACAGTCTGACCAGTTCTAATAACATAGGAGAATTGTTGATAGAAATAAGAATCTTGTAGCTTCTTAATATCAGAAAGGAATCCATTACTATCTAGATACTTTCCAGGAGTGTAAATTGATATGAAATTTCTATTGTCATCCTCACCAACCAATTGGTCTAATATGTTAAAATTACCCGATGGGTTTTTAACTACAAGAGTATTTGTGGTAGAGTTATACGCCGTAACAGTTGCAAAGGACTCCGAGACGCTTCCAGTGATTCTTTCTCCGATGGTATAAAATCCTGGGCTCGGAGAGTCGGCTAATTCAAACTGAATTAGAATGTTGCCGTCCTGGTAGATTGAAAGTATGGCACCGGAATTTATTTCGGCACTTATGAACGAACGGTTTTCACCCGGCATATCATGTCGGGTATTAATATCATTCGGATCGCTTTGGATCGTCGTAACTCTGCTTGAAACAACTGAATCGGCGCCCGTCAGGCCCGTACCAATACCACTATCTGCTGTAATGATTCTGCAAGCCAAAATATCATCAGAGAAACTTACGACATACGCAGTTGCTATTTGATTGTCGGAACTATCCTTGATTGAAACAGTTTCTCCCGCGTGATAATAACCATAATACTCAACGCCGCTATCAGGGTGTGTCCATGGGGTGCCTGGGGCAACTGTAATATAGGTATAATTTCCAGAAACCGTTTCGCCTTTTATGAATCCGTTTGTAAGAGACGGATCATATCCCGCCGGAATTCTAATACCTTTTAAGGTGAGAACGTCACCCACATAGGAATCAACAATTGCTGTTACACCAATCTCGGAACCCGTAACTGTTTCACCTTTAGTGAATGAATTCATTGAACCCGTTACGCTTTCTAAAACAACACTAAATTTCATCAGTTGTTTTTGGTCGAACAACTTTACCTTAGCCGGTCTACGAGATATTGTATCCCATGTACCGGATGAAGGAACCAACATATCTTCACGAGGATAATATACCTCAACGTTGTCGGAGAACAGAATCTTAAAAAACAATTCGACCGAATCCGTAGAACCACGGATCGTATAATATCGCATTAGATTCTTATACAATTTAACCTTATCGGCAACAACTGTACGAGGAACTGAAAATGCAATTTCCTTTTGAATTAGATCCAAATACTCATAATCGGCACTATCAATGTCGCGGACCTCATTAATTGAATCAATTTCGTAGCTCGGCATCCCGCGCTCATTCATATGTTCATAGTAATCTTTTAAAAGATCAATAAGAACCTTAGAATTTTCACGTAGTTCATCGGGAAAGAGAGATTCAATACGAACCGTCTCTTTTGTCTTTTTACGCGTGCTGGCAATACTTTCGACGGTATGTAGCATAATAATTAACGGTGGCGAGAGGTTGTGGTGTAATTAATAGCTCCCGCAGTACCGGCAACAGCGATTGTATCAATTTCACCTGTTACGGATGTTGCCGCCATAGAAACCTGTAATAGTTGATTTCTCTTTGGGGCTAGATCGTTCGAGTTTGGTGTTGCCGTAATACGAATTGGTGTTGCGGAATCTGGAATAAAATTGTCAATAATAACTCTACCTTCGGAAAGATAAATTTTGCCGGCGTCGCGGATTCTTATCTTATTGCCAGAAACTAAACGGTAGATATACACGGTACGGTCTCCGTATTCGACACGTTTTGTTGGATCTGTATTTGTTGTAGGTGAATCTGAAAAATAGTATTCGATACCATTTTGTAGGAACGATGTTGATTCAATTACTTCCTCGGAGGTACTTGATTTGTAAATAGGAGCAGAGAAATCAAGAGTTACAGAATTTAGTTTTCCAACGACCGGAGTAAAATCCCTGTACATATACACGCGGATTAAAGAATTTAGGATTGATGGATCGGCCGAATCAATGTTCTTCGATAACTGAGAATATCTAAATACACCGTCGAATTTATTCAGATTGTCATCATTATAGTCGCTAATGGTCTGGCGTACTAATGACTGTAATTCAATCTTAGTGCGGTCGGTTAAATTTGGATTGTACTTAAAAAACACTTCCAATTTAAGATATGAGTATTCAGGATCAACGATGACGGGAGTAATGGAAACAACATTCTTACCCTTCAGAATCGTAGAAATAATTTGAGTCCTCTGAACTTCGTTGAGTACGGTACCGTCCGGACCGTTTGGTTTGACCGAAATAAATACCTTGCCGTAGTTTGGTATAATAGAATCCTCACCACCCCAAACAGAAATTGAACTGATACCGCCAAATTCTTTTAGAATAATTGCACGGTAATCATCGGCGGTTACGGCACGATTTTGAGATACAAAGGTAATTGGAGCATTGAATTTGATTGATTCAATTGATTCTCTCTGTGCGCCCCCGTATGTAAGAGGTGTGGCGGCGAGTAGTGTTGTTGCAACATACTCTTTTGAATAACCTTGGAATGTACCATAAGCTCCCACATTATCGTATGCATTTACTACGGAGCCATTGTTTGCTGCATCACCACTGGTATAAATGTATTCAACCTCGACAATCTGATTTGATTGTGGTCTATTTCCAAGAGTATCATCCCCGAAATAGATTTCATATTTTCCAGCGGCATTTTCTTGAATAAAATAGATAAGAGATTCCGGACCAATGTTCAGAAGAGTGCTGAATTTAGTATAGATTGTGTAATCGTTGGATGTTTCGTTGGCTTTAAGACGGACGCGGAGTGTGGTAGTATCAATGTTAGTGTCCGGAATCTCAAATTTTTGTGAGGGTAATGATGTATCCACGCGATACAACATTCTCTTTAAAGTGCCTTCCTTCAAGGTAACCTCGTCGAATACATACTTGTTATCCGAGTTACGTGCAGTTGTAAGAGGTTCTAAATTTACAAAGTTATATTTGGTAGAATCAATAATTGACGTAAAACGAGTACCGCGATTCAGTTGAAGCTCTGCCGGTGCATTTAATAGATTTGATGGCGATACGACGACCCTAACCTTTGCGGTTGCAGCAAGAGTGGAACGAGGCGTGTATCCCAACAGTTTGGCGTGTGAGACTACATTGCCACGAATCTGTGCAGTATCTAAAAAGGTCTCATTCATTGAGAAGTGAGCCAGCATCGCATTGTAATGCGTGTTATATGCCAGAACGTCTAAAAGCACCGACAGACCCGACCCCTCAAAGTTCCAGTCATTGTACTTTGACTGAAGTTTAAAGTGCTCCTTGATGTTTGCTTTGATTTTATCAAAGTCTAGTTCGGTTACATTAAATTGTGCCATAAGAAAAAGGTTTAGCGAAGACGTACTAAATAAACTGAAATGTTGACTTCCGTATCGATGGTAATAACTCTGAAGCCGATTGTAACATTATACCGATTGCGGTCGGAATCATCTATAATTTGAATTGTTACCGAATCAACGCGAGGCTCGTACTGAGTAATTACTCGTTTAATTGATTCTCTGATGGCAATTGCCGTGAGCCGGTCGGCTGGTTCGAACAGTAGCGATCTTAAATTGGAACCGAGTTTCGGCTGAAAAGGACGCTCATTATAGTTTGTAAGAACTAGGTTCTTTACGGCT